GAACTATCAAACGAATTAAGAATACCTGCTAATGTAGTCGGTGCAGCAGCGACACAGGAAGATGACACAGATGAAACTTAAGCAAAAAGACTTTTTATTTAATATAAAAGAAGTCGGCGAAGATGGCACATTTTCAGGTTACGGAAGTGTGTTTGGAGTAGTTGACAGCTATCAAGAAATTGTTTCAAAAGGTGCTTTTGCTAGTTCGCTAAAGTCGCACAAAGAAAAAGGCACTATGCCAGCTATGTTGTGGCAGCATAATAGCGCAGAACCGCTTGGTGTTTTCACTTCGATGGAAGAAGATGATATAGGTTTAAAACTTTCCGGTCAGATCGCAATGAAAACTCAACGTGGGGCAGAAGCTTACGAGTTAATGAAGTTGAAAGCGATTAGTGGTTTATCTATTGGGTTTGTTCCGAAGAGCGAAGAGTTTGACAGAAAAAGCGGCATTACTACGCTAACAGAGGTCGATTTATGGGAAACATCGCTGGTGACTTTTCCTGCTAACGATGAAGCGCGAGTACAGAACGTAAAAAGTATAGAGAATTTAGAGAACTTAAGGGACGTTGAGGCATATTTGAGAGAATCAGGTCTGTCAAAACGAGAATCCCAAGCTGTTATAAGTCGAATAAAAGGTTTTGCTTTGAGTGATTCAAGAGCTGACAAAGATATGGCCGTGTTATCTGAGGCTATAAAAAACTTAAAATCACCCATTTAGGGCAAAAAACTATGGAAATCAAAGATATTGCAGACGGTATCACCAAGCAAAATGAAGCTTGGGATCAGTACAAGAAAACTAATGACGAGAAAATTGATAAATTAGCGAGTGGAAAATCAGTTTCTGATCTTGACGAAAAACTTTCGTTGATCAATACAGAAATGAATAATCTTGCTAAGGAAATGGCTGATTTCGATAAGAAGTCTGGCCGCCCAAATGCTGAAAACGAACTAACCGAAGACCAGCAAGAGCACAAAAAATCATTCTCTCGTTTTGTTCGCAAAGGGCAGACTGATGGCTTGAATGAATTGCAATTAAAGGCAATGAATTCTGGCAGTGATCCAGACGGCGGCTATACAGTGCTACCAGAAATGGACTCACAAATTGATCGTATTGTTGGGACTATTTCAACACTTGGTAGACTTGCTAGCAACAAAACAATCTCTACAAATCAATATAAGAAGCTTGTTAAAACTTCTGGTATGGCGATGCGTCGAGTTGATGACGGCAGCACTGGCGGCGAAACAACAGAACCTAAGTATGATCAAATTATACTCGACGTATTCACTGCCGAAGTTGAGCCATGGGTGTTTAATGAAACCCTAGAAGATAGTTCTGTGAATCTTGAATCGGATCTAGCCGAAGAAGCCGCTATTGCTTTTGCTGAAGGCCTTGGTTCTGAGTACGTGAGTGGTGATGGTGTAGGTAAAGCGCGCGGTATTACTTCTTATACAAATATTGCTAACGCGTCCTATACTTGGGGCTCTGTTGGTTATATCGCATCCGGTGCGGCTGGTGCTTTTGCTAGTTCAAACCCAGGTGACCAAGTAGTTCAATTACAAGGTGCTCTAAAATCTCAATATAGACCGGGCGCCGTGTTTTTAACTAGTGACGCAACGCTTAACACTATGCGCCAGTTTAAAGACGGTTCAGGCGCTTATTACTTGTGGAATCCTGACGCTTCAGCCGGTTTTGGTGGTCGCTTTTTAGGTTCGCCAGTTGAAATCGACGACAATATGGCCGATGTGGGCGCGGGTAGTTATTCGTTGGCTTATGGTAACTTTGCACGCGGCTATACTGTTGTGAATCGTACTGGTACCACTTTGATTCGTGACAATATCACGGCCAAAGGGAAAACCAAGTTCAACTTTAGACGTCGCAACGGTGGCGGAATTCATAACTATGAAGCGATTAAGTTAATGAAGTTCGCGACTAGCTAAACAAAACCGCCCGCGTAAAAACGGGCTTTAATTGTATTCGGCAAACATCCGAAATAAGGTGATAATAAAATGAGAGATTTACATAATAACGTGCGGACTAAAACGGTTATTTCTCCGTTGGCAATCGGCGCAAATGCTACAAAAACGGGCACTGTAATCGACCGACAAGGTTTTTTGTCTTGTGAGTTTGTCGCGTCATACGGTGCGGTAACAACTACAGGCACAGTGGTAACTTTAATTGTTAAAGAAGGCGACGCAACAGGCGCGCTAACAAGCGTTGCAGATACCGATTTACTTGGTACTGAAGCGCTTGCAAGTTTGCTGGCTGCAACGCCTAGAACGACCGGCACAACTAAAGAAGTCACCAAACGTGTTGGTTATACAGGTAATAAACGTTATGTAAGCGTTGATGCTGTGCAGACTGGTGTAACTTCCGTTGGCGTTGTAGCGGTGGCAGCTGTTCTTGGTCATCCAGATCTAGCGCCAACCACAAACCCATAATTTAGAATTAGTTGGGCGCTCGTCCGCTCAAGCCGTGAAACTCGGCACCAATTCCGGCGAGGGGATAATAAATGTTAAGTGATAAATCAGGAAAACATATAACTATTTTAGCTTTGGGGCCGAGCGTAGCCCAGTATTTAGATATAGCTAAAAGGCAGGGCGGTAAAAGTAAATTTTGCGATGAGGTGTGGTCGATTAATGCTTTGGGTGATGTCTTTAGTAGTGATTTAATTTTTCACATGGACGATGTTAGAATCCAAGAAGTTAGAGCGGAAGCGCTACCAGATTCAAATATTGGGGCGATGGTTAAGTGGTTAAAAACGACTAAAACACCGGTAGTTACTAGCCGAGATCATGAAGACTACCCCAGTTTAATAGAATTTCCACTTGAAGATGTTTTAAATAATTTAGGCTATGACTATTTCAATTCTACAGCTGCTTATGCGGTAGCGTTGGCGGTACATTTAAACGCTGCAAAGATTAGCGTTTTTGGTATGGATTTCACCTATAAAAATGTACACCACGCGGAAAAAGGTAGGGCTTGTGTAGAATTTTGGTTAGGCCAGGCACACGCGCGGGGGATTAGTTTAAACTTCCCTAAAAATACATCATTGATGGACTCAAGTTCCACCGCTGCGGAAAGGTTATACGGTTATGACACGCTAGATGTCAGCTATGAACATTTAGACAGCGGAGAGGTCAAATTGACAATGACCCCAATCGAAAATTTACCGACTGCTGAAGCTATCGAAAAGGCTTATGACCATTCGGCACCGATAGCAGACCAGCACAAAATACCAAAGGTTGAATAATGTATAAGATTTTAAAAAGCTTCAAAGGCTCACAGAGTGGAGCGGTAACGACTCAATTTAACGCGGGTGATGAGGTCGAATTATCTGATTACCTATTGTCTTGTATAGATAAAACGTGGATTGAAAAAGTTACTGAAAAACCGGCTTTAAATATCGAAAATAAGGCTATTTTAACAAGCGGCAAATCTAAAAAGGGCTCTAAAAAGTGACTTTTGTTGTAAGTACTGCGCCATCGGTTGAACCTATAACTCTAGAAGAGGCCAAAATTCAATGTAGGATTGAGAGTACTTACGACGACGACGAAATAACAGGCATTATTATTGCAGCTAGAAATCAAGCCGAATTATATTTGAATCGCGCTATTATCACACAGACAATAGACGCTTATTACGATAGTTTCCCAAGCTGCTTTGAAATGCCCCCCCTTCAGACAGTTTCAAGTATTACTTATTTAGATAGTGATGGAAATTCGCAAACGTTGGAAAGTAGTCAATATACAGTTGATTCTAAAAGTATCCCCGCACGAATAACCAGGGCTTATGGGGTCACATGGCCTTCAACTTATAGCCAAACAAACGCGGTAACTATTCAGTTTGTGGCCGGTTATGGTTTGGCAGTTTCGGTGCCTGAATGTATAAAGCAATGGATAAAATTACAAGTTTCTCACTACTTTGACAACAGAAACCCCGTAGTAATTGGTTCTAGTGTTGCTGAAGTGCCTAGAGACTACGTGAACGGGCTTTTGGACTCTGAGCGGGTATTGAATCGAGTATGATTAACTACCGCCCAGGCGAATTAGACCAACGCATAGACATTAAGCGAGAAGTTTTGGCAGATGATGTTATGGGTGGGCAAACAGAACGCTTGGAAAATATAGCTACGTGCTTAAGTGCTAAAAGTCGAAACTTAAGCGGCAAAGAGTCTGAGCGATACGACAAGCTAAACGCGACTAGTTTAAATTTATTTGTGGTTAGATACCGAGACGATTTGCGAGAAGATGACAGAATATTATGGATGGGCGAAGAATATAATATTCGCCATATTCCAAACAACGGCGGGCGTAAACTATACACTGAAATAATTGCTGAAAGTGGGGTTGCTCAGTAATGGCTAAGGGCTTCGATATTAGCGGAATAAAAGAGATAAAAGAAATATTCGAAGAAATAGCGCCAAAGTATGCCCGGAATTTAGCTAGAACAACTAATCATGCGGTGGCCGCCGAAATAACAAAAGGCGCTAAACAAAACATAAGAAATAAAACCGGAATACTGAAAAAGTCGCTAAAAACAAAGCGTAAGAAGTCACCACCAGACAAGCCCGTTAGTCATGTTTTTGTTGAACATGGTAAGAGTGCAAAGAATGACGGATTCTACTGGCGGTTTATAGAGTACGGAACAAGGGGTAAGACCGGCCAAAAAGCTAGACCTTTTATCGGCCCGGCTGCAGAAAAAATTAGAGCAGATCTAACGAATATTTATAGAGAGCAGTTTGGTAAAAAACTAGAAGCACTTTTAAAACGTGAAGCTAAAAAGCAGGCTAAAAAATGAGTTTTGAGGTAGCTATTCAAACGGCAATCTATGACAAGCTTATTGCTGATGCTGGTTTGATGGCTTTAATTTCCGGGGTTTATGATGCAGTCCCACAGACTGAGGTTTTCCCTTACGTCACTATAGGTGATGACAATCATTCGGATTGGTCGACAAATACGACCCTTGGCACTGAGGTTAGAGCAACTATAAATGTGTGGTCTAGGGATCGCGGGCGTAGAGAGGCTAAATTAATACAAGCCGAGATTTACGACGCGCTAAACAGGGCAACGTTAACATATACTGGCTATGATATAATCAATATAGAGTTAGAGGGTTCTGATAGTTTTATTGATGCTGATGGCTTAACACGTCACGGCGTGCAAATTTTTAGAGTTTTAATCGAGAGGAATTAATATGACTGGTGCAGTCGGTAGAGAGCTATTATTAAAAAAGAATTCTGTGATCATTGCTGGCTTGCGTAATGTCAGCGTATCATGGGGTGGAGAATCAATTGACATCACAAGCGGTGAAGATTCTGGGATTAGAACGTTAATCGCTGCAAGTGGTCAAGAGCAGATCGATATTTCATTTGACGGGATTACTAAAGATTCTGTTTTAAGGGATATTGCTTTAGGGTCAGCTTCAAAACTTTTAACTGATGTAACTATTGAATGGCCTATTTTTGACACGGCAACAAATGCCGATCCAGCAGATATATCTGGTAGTTTTAGGCTTTCGTCTTATGAGGAGGGTGCACCATATCAAGATGCAATCACATTCTCAGGATCGCTAGAATCAAGCGGCGCGTGGACGTTTGACGCTGAATCGGTGACTTAATGAGCATATTTAAAGAGGTTGGTATCACCTGGGCGGGCGAAGAATACCTTATACGAGCTGACAAAGTTATGGGTTTGGTTGAAGTCGTTGAGGATATTATCACGATGGAAGAACTAAACTCTAAGGGCATAAAGCGGGCGAAAATATCCCGCGCGTTTTGTGCTGCACTTTCTTATGCTGGCAAACGCGTACCTGTTGAGGATGTATACAATAAGTTTTTCGATGACTCGGCAGGGGTTGAATTAACATCTATTATTAATTTTATTTTGATGCTAATGATACCGCCTGAACATTTACAAGGTGACGCGGTAGAGGAAGAACCAAAAAAAGAGGAAGCACCACAAGAAAACGCTTCGTAAAGGAAGCTTATATGGTGGTGTGTGGGGCTTGGAATTTACCACCTTCTGAATTTTGGAGAATGCACCCTAGAGAGTTTTGGTATTTATACGAAGCTAAAACAACGCCAGAGCAGCGAGAAACACCAGCAGATAAATGGGCTGGTTTGTATTCTAAATTAGGTACTAAAAATGTCAGGTAGTCCAATAGGGGATGTAGCGGTTAGAGTGGGGGCTGATGTTGAGCCCTTGAAGCGTGGAATGAATAACGCTTCTCATTCTGTTACTAAGTTTTCAGATAAAGCATCTAAAAAGCTAAAAAGGGTTACTGCTAACACTGTGAAAATGGCTGCGGCTGCGGTGGCGGCTGGTGCTGCTATGACTGCGGCATTATTCGCTAAACAATCTAAAGTTATTGATGCTCTTGCGAAAACTGCTGACGCTTTAGACGTTACAACAGAAAGCTTGCAGGCGTTAAACCATCTAGCAGAATTGAACGGTGTTTCTAGTACCGCGATGGCTAAAGGTTTGCAAAAAATGGAAGTTAGATTAGGCGAGGCTGAAAGAAAAGGCGGCGCGGCGGCTGAAGCTCTCGAAGATCTAGGAATTAATTTAAAGGATATAAACACATTAAGTGCAGACGAACAAATAGAGGTTTTAGCTAAAGCTTTAGCGAATGTTGAAAGCCAAACTGTAAAAGCTTCTATTGCTACAGATATTTTTGGACGTGATGGTCTAAAAATGGTTAAAGTTTTAAACCAAATTCAAAAAGAAGGCATTCAGCCTACCGTCGATCTATTAAAGAAGTACGGCGCAGCGATAACGCGAGTTGATGCGGCAC